CGTCAAAGCCCTGACCCGTACCCTTGCTATAGTCCGGGCTCTGCAAGTATTCAGCCACCAGTCTGGCCAGAGTGGCCACGCCTTCCTTGTCAATGCCGTAAGCCGTCCCCTCCGGGTTCTTTCCCGTGCCCACCGTGAGACCACCGTCGAGCGCGCTGATGCCTTTCACCTCAGCTGCGCCCATGGTGAGCTTGTGCGGCGTGGAATCGTCCTGCACCTTTGACAGCTTGGTTTTCAGCTCATTCTCCAGACTGTCTGTTTTCGTCTGTAGTTTGCCGATGAGTTTATCATAGATGCGCGAGCTGCCGCCTCCCGTTTGCGAGTCGCGGATCTGCCCGTTATAATAGATCAGTTCCTGAACGTCGTTTGACAGCTGTTGACTTGTGCTGTAGGCGGAGCTCTCGCCGATGGTATATTCTCCCTGTGTGGTATCCTGCAGTTTCAGCTCCCAGGCGATGATACGGCTACTCCGGGTTCCGTCATCGGTGTGCACTAAGTGCGGAGCGTTGAGCTTCACTTTCTGACCATATTGCAACCGTCCGAGCTTCTTCCTGCCCCATTCCACGGGGTTGATGGTAGCCGTATAAGTGCCGCTGTCACGGCATATCTTCACCATCTCTTTTTCCGCCCACGTCTTCAGTTCCTGCTCTGCGACCGTCACCAGTTCATCGTCGATGATGTCCGCGTCCATGTTGAACATGTACAACGTATCTCCAATCTGCGGGCAGGCTGTCTCGTTGGGAAGCTCAAGTTTATAGTTGCTGTTTCTTGTAATCTCGAAAACACGACTCTCATCAGACTTGCCGTCGGGGTTAAAATGAACCTCAAATTCAAGACCGCTAAGGTTGCCGCTCTCGAAGTGTATGCTAAGAGGTTTGTCGTCTTCGTTGATGAGATAGCTGTCGTCGAAGTAGAACGGTGTGCCGTCCTGCTTCTTGGCCGTGAAACGGTAAGCCTTCCAATAGCTTACCGACCCGGTATCCTCATCCGTCTCCTTGGCATCTATCGTGGAGAGGCTGTCAATGGTGAGGAGGGCCCTCGGGTAGATATCCTCATTCTGTTCGCGCACCTCCACGATCTCATCATCATCGTCAAGGCCGGGGCTGTCAATGTAAGGCGTACCGATGGGCAGTTGCAGAACGTTTTCGCTATAGCTCTGCACTTTCGCCTCCGCCTGTCCGTCCACCGGCTCCGTGTACAGCTTGTTCACATACATCATCGATGCATGTGCAAGCGTCGCCTGCTGCTCTGCGGTTGTCTTTGGCTGGCTGCCGTCGGTGAAGCGGTAGAACGCTCTGCCTTCATTGAGAGTGCTCTTCCCGTCCTCTGAGTTGACCACGCCGATGTAGGTGATGCCCTTCTTGCCAGTGCCGTCGGCCAAGGCCAGTGTGGTACGGCTGTTGACCGCTTTCTTGGGAAGCACCATGTCTTTGAAAGAAAAGCACGGGTAGCTTGATCGGCTCACGCTCGTTACCGACACAAGACTGTCATCCGTCTGAGTGGTTGTCGTGTCTCCAATGATGAACTGCACTTGGTCTCCTGTCGATACGCCCGGAATGTCTGCAAGTACGGGCAGCTCTACCTCAAAGGTGGGGTCTGTCCATACGCTCCCGCTATAGGTACCGCTCTTGACTGTGAACGGGAACCGCTGACCTTGATAGTGCCCGGTCTTGAACTCCAACACGCCGCTCGTGCTGTACCATGTCTTTGGCTTCGATGTCTTGATGGTGATCGTGCTCTCGTAGAGTGTCTTCCATCCGTTAACGGTAAACGGGTTCCTGAGCCGTCTGCGGTAGTTTTGATTCAGGTTCCTGCTCGACCCGAAGGCATAAAGCCGGGTGCCGTGCTGGTCGCTGTCCTCGCTACGGCTAAGGCTTGCAATCTCCTTGTGCATCGTCAGCGTTGTCTCGCTGTCGCCCGCCTCACACCTGCCGAAATGTATGACATCCTCTACAATCCACCATTCGCAGTCAAATGCAGAGGCTATCTTGCCCAAGGCGTCGAGAAGGCTGGTAGCGTCGTAGTCTATCAGCACGCTCTTCTCCGTATCTACGCCTTTATGAAGGGCCACGTGGTAGAAGTCTCCCTTGTAGTTGAACCCGCATTTTGTGAGGTTGTCTGTTAATATGCGGCAATGGCTCTCGATGGTGTCCGTAAGGCTCCATTTGCTCTCCATGCCTAAGACGCTGCCACGCTGCAAGTAGATCATGCGGTTCTTGAACTTAGCCCACGGTCTGTCCATGCGAAGCTCGTAATCATAGCCATCAGCCTTATTGCTTGCCGTGGGTTCGGGCAGCGTCACAATCTCGAACCGGCCAAGACCGTCAATGTCTGTATAGAACCCCTTCTTCACCTGCAAGGCAATGCCGGAAGAAAACACAACGGATATGTATTCCTCCGACTGCAGCTTCCATACGTATGTACTGCTGTCGCCGACGGGGATGGTGTAGGCTACCTCGCCCTTCTTGTTAAATAGCTGTATTCTCATAGTCGTCCGTGTCCTTCTCGCTTCTGTTGTTAGGGTTCGGCTCGTTCAGTTTGAGACTGAACGTGGCCATACCTCTGTGAAAACTCGTATATTGAGTGCAGCTCTGATAGTCGCAACGGTAATATACGCTTGGCTCATATTTCGTCCTTATCACAATACGCCGCTTCTTGAGCTCGGTCTTGAAGGCCTTTAGCTTGGAGAATAGGTCTGCACGGCTCACGGCATATAGCTGGACCGGGAGCGTGATGTCGCGCTCGTCCACTTTCGGCTGAGTCTCTTTTCTTGTCTGTTTGCCGTCCATGGTAGTGCTTTTGTTCTCTATCGCATTCTTCAGCGGCTCCGGCTCCATGAGCGTCGAGAGACTCTTGTCCGTGAAACTGATTCCCCAGTTCCCGAATGCGTCGAGGTCGTTGATGAATACTTCGCCTGTTCTGTTCATATGCGTTCTGCTCCTATAACCGTTCGGTGTTCTTTCTTATCTTCTCTAATTTCACATGCATGCCTGGCAGCTCACTGGTGTAAAGCTCGATTTTTTCGAGGTGCCCAAGACTCTGCATTTGCAAGTCCATGAAGTCGTTCATCAGACTCTTGATGTCACCGACGGCAAGCAGAATGCTGCCGCTTTGCTCATAGTCCTGCTGGATGCTTTCTGCAATCTTATCGAGGTTGATTTGTATGCTGGTAAGCCTGCCGTTGGCCTCGGTTATCTGATCCTGGGTCACGCCCTCGAGGACGCTCTTGCTGCTGTCCTGGCTGTAACCGTTTTGCTCATCGTACCCGGTAATCTTGAAGACCCGGTCTCGAATGCTTTGCCCCTCGGTAACGAATGCCTCGTACTGGCTGCGCATGTTGTCAATCTGAGTCTTCGTAAGGTTGCCGCTCTGCTGCTGCATGGTGTCAGCCCAGTTCTGCCACCATTTCTTAAGACGCTCGTCCATCTGCGTACCTATGGCGAAGTTGAGAAGACTCTTGGCGAACTGCTTGTTAAGGTCTTTCGTCCAGTCTGATGCCTTCCTCGACATGTCCATGAGATTGCTCACGAAGTTGTCGTGCATCGAGTCGAAGCTGATGCCCGTCAGTTTCTCCGAGAGGGCCTGTGTGATATCCGTCATTTTACCCGCAAGGTCCGCATATTTCTCCCAGTATTCCGATTTGTCGTACTTGCCCTGGTCGAGCATGGAAGTCCATACATCCGCCAGGTTCGTGCGGATCTCGTTCATCTGCTCAGGAGTGAGCTTGTAGATGTCGCTCAATGAGTATACTGCGTTCGTAGTGGTTTTGGCCTGCGGGTTCCTGCGCTGATATTCGGCAAGCACGGTATTGATCTGAGAGTACTCATCGTTACTGAGCTTCCAGTAGTGACTGTTCGATTTGTGGCTCCCGTGATAACCCATCTGCGCCTCTAAGATACGCAGCGTGTTCTCGTTGACACGTTGCTGCGCCTCGAGTGCTTTTTGAGTGTCGCTGATGGCAGTAACGCCATTCTCTTTATCGATGCTGTCCTTGAGATTGTCAATACTGGTGCGCAGTGCGTCGTTGCTCTTGGTGAGCTCTTCTGTGATTTTCTTGACTTCCTTTGCGTTGCTGTTGTTGATCCATCCGTCCTTGGCTCCGAACATCGTACCTATGCCCTCGACAACACCCATGATTAGGCTGCCGACATCCTTGATGATGCTGCCGACCAGCTCCGGAAGGTTGGCCAGTATAGTCTCGACGGCGTTCGTGATTTTCTCGAAAAGCCCGTTAATAAATCCTTTCGGGTCGTCTCCGAGTGCGTCGAGTATCTGAAGGATGGCACCGATAATTCCCCCTACCTTTCCTCCAAGCTCGGAGAGGCTTTTGCTCGTTCCTCCGATGCTGGTGATGAGTTTCGTGATACCATTTGAAAAGCCATAAAGAGAGCCGCTGTTCATTTCCTGCAGGGCACTGGAGAATGCTTTCATGCCTGCTGTGGCTTTCTCTGTCGAACTGGTGAGCTTGTCACGTTTGGCCTGGGTATCCCTTTGCTGCTCTGTTTCCTCATGTCCCGTCTGTTGTACCTGCTTAGTGGCTGCGTCGACGGCATTCTGTGCCATCTTCTTGGCTTCGTCTGTGGTGGCGGACGCTAACTGCTTGTTGGCTTCCTCCAGCTTCGCCACAGCCTCGCGGTGCGCCTTCGTCTTCTCGGTAAGCGCACGGACGCTGTCCTGGTATTCCTTCACCTGCCTGGCAATGTCGCCCCATTGCTTGAAGTTGAACGGAGACGTTGCGTTTCCGCCTGTTTCTTGAAGCAGTTTCTGCTGCAGGTCGGTGTAGGCCTTTTGGTCGTTCGGTTTCAGATTTTTGAATTCGTCGGTCTTCATGTAAGCCTCGATTCGATCGAGGGTCTCCCTGGCTACCGAGCCGAGAACGTTGCCGATGCCGTCGAAGGTCTGCGACCAGTCTATGCCCATCGCCATGCTGTTGGCATCGGCTGTGGCAAGCTCCTTCTCCTTCTGCGCCTGCAGGGTTTTCTTTTGCCCCTCGGTGGTGGCCTTGGCTATTTTCTCATCGTATTCCTGGGCTATGGCATAGCGTTGTTCCTCCAACGTACCGAACTCCTTGTAGTAGGCCAGCATGTCGTCTATGGCTTGCTGGAGGATGCTCTGCACCTCGTTGCTATAGCGCAGATTCTCGCTCTGCCGCTTTGCGTCGATGCCTTTCGTCTGCTCAGCGGTGAGCGGGACAATGCCGGCGTAGGTGCCGGTCTGCGCGTCGTAAGGCTGCGCGTCGTAGAAGTTCTTGCCCTTGTTTTTCGGGTTGCTGGAGAACTGCTTCTTTGCATTCTCGACCTGCTTGTTATAAAGCTGGCGTTGCTCTTCATCGAGCTGGTCTAAGTTCTTTTGATGGTTGATCCTGGCCTGCTCCAGCCGCTTCTTCTCTCCGTCGGCCATAGCGTCCACGACGGCCTGGTCTGTCGCTTCCTGGTTCTTGACAGCCTGCTGCCGCGCTTCCTCTTGCTCCTTGATGGTTTCCTCCATCTGTTTCTGCGCGGCATTCTCTCCGGTGGAGCCGGTATGCCCGGTCTTCCCCGTCTTCTTCCCTGTCTTGTCCGTACCGCCAGTAGTGCCATTGTTCTTGAGGCTGTCAAGGAGATTCTCGTTCTTTTCCGAGTGACCGCCGTTCTGCCTCTCTACCTGCTGCAACTTCTTGTTCTGTTGCTGGAGCTCGCTTATCTGTTTCCTTGCATCGCTTGACCGTTTGTTGAATTCGTCGATCCATCCCCGTTCCTGTTCTGCCTGCTTGTTTACATAGTCCGGGTTCGGTACAGCGTCATCCTCTGTAGAGAAGATGCTGTATCCAGTGCGATTTTGGAAGTTGCGCATGGTACTCGTTGCTTTCGAGTCCGCGTCGGAGGCTATTTGCTCGAGCTGGAGTATGCGCTTGTTGTTCTCAATCTGGAGCTGGTATGCGGCCTCTGCCTGTGCAGCTCTGTCCAGGTTCTTGATATATTTGTTGATGGCATCGCTGTTTTCATTGAATAGTTTGCCCTCTCTCGTTATGCTTGCGTGGTAGCTGGGGACGATTTTCTGCATGTCAGCGATGGCTTTCTTTCGCTCTGCGTATTTGGCATTGCTGTCATGGATGGTGTCACTCAGCTTCTTTATCTTTGCCTTGGTGTCATCCACAGCGTCGCCTACCTTCTGCTTGAAATCGTTGGCGTTCTGCTCGGCAATGGAGACTTGTTTCTGAGCCTCTTCTCCCGTGTCTGCAAACAAATCCTTGAGTGTGATAAACGTGGTGATGGCTGTCAGTGCGATGGTTATAACCGCACCGATTGGATTGCTGGCAAACGCCAGTTTCAAGGCTTGCCATGCTTTCGTCAGTCCGTTGGTCGCCAGTGTGAGGAGTGTGGTGGCCGTCGCCGCACCTTTCTTTGCTACTGCGTTGGCGTTCGTCTGCAAGGTGTCGAGCTGCGTGGCGATGCTGTTGCGGTTCGTAGTTGCGGTGTTGAGAGCCTTTGAAGCTGAGTTCCGGGCTATGGTAGCTGTCTGCACCTCTTTCTTTGCGGTGGCAGCTGCTGTTTTGGCGGCTGCTATTTCCTCGGCGTTTCCACCTGCAAGGGCTATCCTCATTTGGCTTTGTGCGACCGCCTGTCTTTGCCGTGCCACCACCAAGTCGCGGGTTGCGGCCTGGTACTTCGCCCTCGAGGTTTGAAGCTCCACATTGGCTTGCTGCAGGGTTACCTGCATCTCTTGGATTTTGGCGGCTATCTCTTGGCGGATGGCCTGCAGTTCCATCGCCTTGCTCTGTGTGACGCTGCCTCTTGTTACCATCTCTTGCAGGTCTGCGTCCATGCTCGCCTGCTTGACGGGGAGGAGTGCCTGATAACCGGCTATCTGTTGGTTGATGGCGGCTGTCTGAACGGCAGAGACCAGCATCACGGCGGCTTTGTAGGTTCCCCATCCGGCGATGATGTCAACGAGGGCCTTGCCTATCTGCTCCCAGTGACTGACCATTTCCTCGGCGAGGTTGATACCCGTCATCACGGCTGGCTCCAATTTTTCGCCTATGTCGTTGTAGGCATCCTCCACTGCTCCGTCCAGGTTGCTCTTTGCGCCCTGTATTGTCTTGGACATTTTGTTGAGCATGCCGCTGAACTTTCCGCCCTCTCCAGCCGCATCCGCAAATGCCTGGCGGAGCATCTGTGCATTAATTTGCCCCTTGCTCATCTCGTCCTTGAGCTCGCTCATCGTCTTCCCGGTGGTTTGCGCAATTTGATTCAACGGGTTAAAGCCTTGGTTAATCATCTGTAGCCAGTCTTGCCCCTGCAGCTTGCCTGCGCTTGTTGCCTGTGCAAATGCCAGCGTTAATCCTTCGAGCTTGTTTTTGTCGCCCATCGAAATGTCGCCAATATCTCGAAGAATGCCCATTACATCCTTGGCCTGTATGCCAAATCCGAGGAGCGTTTGTGCGTTCTTGGCGAGATCCGGAAGTTCAAGTGGCGTGGTAACTGCGTACTCTTTTAGCTGCCCGAATAGCTCATTACCTTTCTCTGCGCTTCCAAGCAGAACGGTGAAGGACGTTTGCAAGCTCTCTATGTTCGCCCTTACGTTCAGCACCTCTCCGGCAAACTCCTTCACCTGCCCAAGAGAGAACGCAATGCCAATGGCGGCTCCCGCCTTCTTGAAGGCCGACTCTATGCTGGCCCCCGTAACAGCGGCCTGGTCACCAATCCCCTCGATCTCACGGTTGACATGTGCTGCGTCGCTGCTGAACTTGCTCCCATCGATACGGATGGACTCATCCATCCGCTTGCCGGATTCGGCAGCGGCATCACTGATGCCCTGGATAATCTTTGCGCTGTTGGCCGCGTCCTGCATCAGTTTGCTGTTGTCTATGCGTATGGTGAAGTTTTCAGCTCCGTCTGCCATGGTGGTCAGTACTCCTTTATGAATTCTTCCTCCTCAGTTTCGGGGAGGCCGTTAGTGCCTTGCTTGAAATTGTCGGGGTTGTTTGCGTCGAGCTTTGGATCCCAGTTGTCTTTCTCATCGTCGTATTGCGGAATGGCTGCGGCATAAAGCAGGAGGTTCTTGTAGCTCATCTCAAAGAGAACATGTTCGGGTGTCACTCCGAGGCTCTTTGCCCAGCTGTAAATCATTCCCCATGGGCTGTCTCCACTTCCTTTGTCGCCCTTATCATGTTTATTGCGGATAGGGAAGTGGTAAGACCGAAAAAATCGCCCACCTGCATCTCTCCTATGCGCTTGCCGATGAACGAGGCCAGCGTCTTGGTGGTAACCTCTTCAAGAATCTTGTCTGTCAGGTATTCCAGCTCCGTCTCACTGCCGGTCTCCACTTGAGTGTTGATGAAGCGCAACTTGCGCCAGCTCCATCGCCTTACCCCGCGTAATCTGTGCACCACGTGCCCTTCTTTGATCCGTTTGGCTCCGAGAAGAAGAATAGCCGCAATGCGCCCTATGGGTCGTGCGTCCTTGGCTTTCAGCAGAACCTCGTACAGAACGTTTTGGGTATTGCTGTCTATCGACGGCATCTTGGAGACCTCTGCGCTCACCATCATGATCGTGGCTGGTGTCGGGTCTGCGAAGGTATAGGTCTCACCGCCCACATCTAATGTGTTGCCTGTGAGATTGCCAAGCACCAGGGTGTCGACGACCCTCTGCTCTAATGTTTTGTTTTCAGTGTTTGTGTTGTTGCTGTCTGCCATATATTTTTGCTCTATTTCGTGGGATGATGCGGTGTCGCTCCGCTGCGGTTCTGTTCCCTGTCTCCCTGCTTGTCTGTTGGCAGATGCTTTCCTTGTTGGAAGGGAGGGCGACGGTCTCTCTCCGTCCCTCTCCCTTAATCTGAGAACTTATTCTTGCGTGTCGCAAAAGAATGAAATGTATATGATTGCCTATTCAAGATTGAATGCGGCTCGTTGCTATCGGAGTGCCGACTTGGTCGTGAAGCGGCTATACCAGTAGTTGTTGTCTGTCTCTGTAGCCGTGCCTCCGCTGCCGCTTACGGTAGGAGCAATCGCCGTAGTCTTGAAGATGTTCCAGGTGATAACAAGACTGTTACCGTTCTGCTCATCAAATGCTGGAGCCACACTCATACGGGTAACGGGTGCCTTGATGCCGCGAGCCCCCTTGTTCTTTGGAGTCACCTTCACCGACTGGTCTCCGTCCACGATGTGGGTCTTGACTTTTTGCTCTCCATCAGAGCCCTCATCATCCGCAATGCCCAAAGCCTTGTACAGGGCCGCGGATGGCTCGATGACGGTAGTCTGCAGCTTCAGACTGCCGTCCAACTGCTCCATGGCTACAATCTCGCCGCCTGTAGACGTCTCCGTCAGCGTGTCACCGCTGTCGCTGGAAAGCTCCGTCGACTGGTTCTTGATCTTGCCTACATCTGTCAGAGCTGTTGCAAAAGCGTCGTTCTCACCAGTAGGACCGAACTCGACCTTACATTTGCTCCAGGCCATAATGACCTTATTCGTTGCGCTCATATGTGTCTCCTTTTAATCGTTGTTGAATGTTACCAAATAAAACCTCAATGTGATATTGACGAAATGCTCGCTTTTGTCCGGCACGGACAGCACCTGCGTTGCTTGCTTGAGTTCAAACAAATAATCGGTGTCGGCTCCATTGAGCGTATCTACTACCTCTTCATCGGCTGCAGCCAGTTCGTCGAGCCGTCCCGTGTTGCCGACCTTGGTGGGCATGCCACAATCAATGTCGGGGACGTAAATGTTAAGGCGTGCCGTGCCTTGCTCGATTTGTCCTGCGTCTGCACTGGAAACGGTTAGTACGGCATCCTCCGTGGTTGCGGTATCGGGACGCTGTACCGTGCTGCCAGGGTAGAATTCACCCTGGATCAGCTTTGCCATCAATGCTTCGATGGCATTGTACATCTCCATTTCTATCCGTATCGTACTCTTGCTTGCCATCGTCGTTCCGCTTGCTTGTTTACGTTACTTGCTCCCGGTGGTGAGCAATTTGTGTATCATGGCCTTGATTTTCCTTGCAGCCATGTCCTCGCTTGTCTCCAGCACGTCGAGGCTCATAGCTTCGACGTATTTTGCGTAAGGCATTCCGGCCACCATCAGAAACGTGATTCCGTCCTGTGGCTGGGCATCCGCCATCTGCCGGAGGTACTCCATGCCTTTCTCCATGCCTTGCTTGCCATTCTCCGTTCCCGGAGTCGCCTTCCATTCCCCTGCCTTGACAATCTCTCCGTTGTCGATTATACAGTAGTTGATGGATGACGTTAGGTTGCCAGTCTGAACTTTGTACTTGTGACTCTCACGGGCGTTGTTGAGGCATTCCTCTGCGATGTAGAATAGGCGGACAAATAGTGTCTGCTTCTTTCTCTCGATGCGCTCGTTTATCATCGCCCGTATGTCGGCTGGCCTAAGGCTTGACGTTATCGGCATATCTTTCCCATGCTCCCGGTTAGACGGTTATCTGCAATGCTTGTGCTGCTTCGAGGAATGTGACCGACTGCACCTCGAACTCACCGAGCTGCTTGTCCCGGTTGTCGGTAACCTTTATGCGTGTGGCCTCGAACGCCTGAGGTTCGATGAGTATGGTGGCCTGCACGCGTCTGAAGCTGCCGTCTATGTACATGCCGCGGCGGTCATCCCTCGATGTGCCAATGTTGGCAGGGATAGGGTCGCTCCATGAAGTCTTGACGGGCTGCGGGACACCGTGAAGCATACCGCCTCCCGTCTGTATCTTCATCTGTATGGTACCATTAGGAATAACCATCAGAAATCCTCTCCCATGTAGCCGACCTCTATCTCTGCCTCTTGGCTGTCACCAAGAGATGCGAGGATGTTGCTCGCACGCTGAGCAAAGCGCGTGCGCTCATCTTCGCTGAAGGTGTAGCTGATGCCTGCCTGGGAGACATTGGGAGCCTCCGACAGGTACTGATACACGCCCGCCGTGGCACGACGAAACGGATCGCTCTGCCGCACTTCCAGGTCTACATCTATATCGGGTTCCAGACCTGCAGATCCAGCGATGTTTTCAATCACGGGAGCGGGAATAGGATAGCTCGATATCGACATGAGTGCCTTGCTTGCTTTCATATTGGGTTGCCTTTGTTGCTGTTGTTATTGACTCTCTGTTATGCCGCTATGCGGTCTCCTTGGCCTCTCCGTCTGCCCATACTGTGTTGGCGGTGTTGAGCATCACCAGGCTCTGTCGGTTGATGAGTGCTGGCTGCACGTAGGCTTCTGCCATGGTGGTTTCCACCATCGGATTGACCTCCGAGTAAACGGTGAGCTTGTAGTAAGAGCCGTAAACCTGCATGGCTGCTACGTTCTGCACCTGTGGCACTGGCTTGTACCAAGTCCAGCCAAGCTGGATGGTTGGCGACAGCGTCACGACGTTCACGTTCCAAGGCTTGATGGTTTCCTGCGAGCCGTCCTTATGCTCTACCGTGACGTATGTGTCGAGGACGACAATCGTCGGGTAGTTGTACTCCGGCTTGCTCATGTAGGCGTTGATGGCCTGCAGGTTCACCATCTCTGCACTGATGACGCTCAAGTCCTTGACCTGTGGGAAAAGGCGGCGTGCGGTGGACTGCTGGGCGCAGAGCTCTGCGAACTTGGCACGCTCCATGAATGCGTAGCGGGGCTTGGGAAGGCCCTTCTTCGTGATCATGTCCTGTGCCTTGATGATGTCTTCCAGGCCGTCTGCCTTTTCGGTGTCATCCCATGTGGCGGCAGCCGTGAGAACCTTGCCGTTCTTGTCCTTCTTGTCGCTGATGCTTACACCGATGAAGTTCTCAGTCGGAATGTTGAAGTTGATCTCGTCGGCGGTGGCCATATCGCCCTCAATCTTCGCGGGGAAGGTCTGACGGCCGGAGCTGGCGATGCGCATTGCGTCGAGCTCGACCTTTGCGTCCATTGCCTGGCGGCAGAAGGTTACGTCATCGTAAACGATTTTGACCAGTTCCTGCTTTTCCTGTGGATTGGCGGTGGCTGAGTTGGCGAGGGTCTGAGCGTCGAGATAATCGTTGATCTCCGTTTCGTCCTTGTCCTTGCTCACGGCGTACTTCGAGAGCTTGCCGCTCCAGCGGCCTACCGTCTTGCGTGTCTTCTTAGGAGCCTTGGTGTTGAATGCCACCCGGTCAGCTGCCACGGGGATGCCGTCATCGCCCTCGATGCCCTTGATGTCGAACTTGCGAGTGAACTTCAAGGGGAAGAGCTGCGGCCAAACGAAGCCGTTGCCGGGTTGGAACTTATTGACGCTCGCCTGCAAGTCGGGCAGGTCGATGTCGAAAAGTGGAGCGTTCATTTCCATGTTTTCTGTTCCTCTTCTTCTTTAGTTTGTGTTTGTGTTTTGTGGATTCCTCTGCTTCGTGCATCGCCCAGGTTAGACGAGATTGATGCCAGGAAGCAGTTCTACCAGCTCATCGGCGATGTTGGCGGTCTCCTTTCGGAGATTAGCCCCATTGATGAGCCGTACCTCTTGGTCGCCCGTGTTGGATGCATAGTTCGTGCCGAGGACGTAGATGGGCTTGGCCAGTGGCTCTGCCGCATTTGCCGATGCTGCCTTGGCTTGGTAGAGGACGGTGCCAGCGTCGATTGCTACGCCGAGCTTGACGGTCACCACGTCGTAGTCCTCAGATGTCGATGCGTCTACCTTGGTGCAGGCTACGCCCACCTTGCCATGGGCGATCACGTCTCCTTCCTGGACACCACTATCCTTTGCAATCTTGATGGTGGTGTCGGTAGTCTTCACGGCCTCTACGAGGCGGTATCCTTTGACGGGGATAAAGCGGACTTTGTCGTCTGCCTGGGCAATGGCGACAGTCTTCAGCACGTTGAACTTTTGGCCTACCAGGAGACCACCTCCGGGCTTCTCTGCGCCCTTGATGATGCTCTCGAAATAGATAGGCTCCGGCTTCGGTGCTGGGGTGTATTGGAAGTTTCTATCCATGTCGTTGCTGCTTTAATGTTTGATTTGTTTGCGGTGCTGCGTCAGCCATGTCTATTACTGCCCGATGCTCTCTGCTCCAGCTGTTGGCACTGCCGGGGTCTGCACCTGCGGAATGCCTGCGATGGTTGAGAACTGGGTTACAGCCTCCCTCTGTGCCTGGGCTTCGAGGTAGTTCTGCACGGACGGGCTGACCGTTCCCGGTTTAATGTTCTTTCGGCCTCCGAGTGGTGGCCTTGCACCGGTTGCCGTCTTGACAATCGGGTTGATTGTGTTCGGCTGTCGTTGCTGTTGCTGGATGCCGGGTGTCCTTTTGGTTTTGGTTGTCCCGGGCTGCTGGGTTCCGCCTTGTGGCTGCTGTCCGTCGGCGTTGGTGTCGTCTCCGTTATCGCCCCCAGTGGTGTACCCCATTTCTGCGAGTTCCTCGGTTACCTCGGCTGTCTTTTCTGTCAGCCAGTTCTCGAAGTCCTCATCATCCTTGAACGACAACCTGTCGAAGTCTCGCATGTAGCGTTTCTTCGTTTTCTCATCGACACCCTCGAACAATTCCTCATACTGCTGTCTGCGAGTCTTCTCGGTTCGCTCAGTCTGCATCTTCGTCATCATGCCAGTGAGCATTTGCATGCTTTCCGTGAGCTGCTTGACCTGCTTCTCCAGGGCTGACTCCCGACGGCTGGTACGCCTGTTGCTCTTGGTGCCGGGCTTGTGCTTACGTGTTGCAGGCTCATTGGTGACGGATTCGTCGTCGATGTCGTCATCGTCGATATCGTCGTCGTCATCGTCATCGTCCTGCGGCTCGTCCCCATCCTTGCCGTTGGCCTTCTTGCCGTTCTTGAGACCGTACTTCTTCTCGTAGTTCGATACCGCTGATGTCTGTGCCTCTGTCGCACGACGGTCGCCCTCCATGTCGATGAAGTCCTGCAGGGTGACCTCGGCCACCTTGTCTTCGATCTCGTCTTCGCCCTTAATCTGTTTGGCGAGCTTCCTTGCCATTCTGACAAGTACTTTCGCATCTACCCCCGCGTATTGGGTTCTCAATGCCTCTAAAATCTTTTTGAACATGTTCCAACAAATTTGTTTAATGCCCTAAAATTACGTAATAATATTTGTAATACAATCAAATTAACTAAGTTTAACTATTTGGTTTATTCGTATTCTCGCTTCCTGCTCTGTCTCGGTTTTTCGCTGCGCATTACTCCCTTAGTTGAATGTTTTTCGCTGTCTGTTAGCCCGTCAACAATGGACTGCTCCCGCTCGCTCAGCTCTATAGGTATCGCCTTCACCGCTGCCGCCTTGCCCAATTTCAGTCTCTCCAAACATGTTTAATTGCTGATATTCCATCATTTTTCCGCTGTTTTCTTTGTCATTTCAAATATTATGTTTATCTTTGCGGTGTGAGAAGTCATCATAGCGTCTGCTCCTTGGATTGCAGTTCCTTGGGTTACGGCTATGATGGCTTCGTTTCTAAATATTCCAATATGCCTTCACTGTCGGTAATACTATGAATCAGAATTTCGCCGGATGGCAACTCTCTGGCTATTACCCATGATGGTCTCCCATTTACTTCCGTCTCAAAAAGATGCATTTTGATACTGGCATTGTGCCTGTCTGGGCCATAGCCAAGATATCTCATCTTAGGCAGCTCTTCTCTTAATTTTAGCAAGAGTTCATTCTTTTCGGCATATTCCGAATGAGGTTGATTGAGCCATTCCTTAATACCCTTGTTCGAGATACGTATTTCCTTGCCAGCAAAAGCCTTGTGCCTTAATGCTTTCTTTATTAGACTTCTCGCTTCGGCTCTGATTTCACGCCTATGCTGCCTGACAGCTTCGTCTAATGCATTATTAGAATTTTTTCTTCCTTTCCAGTACCTCTCGTTGTCCTTCAAGAAGTACGGCATGCTCTTCGCGCCGGCTATCCTCTCCCCGTTCTTCTCCACCCACTTGGTGAAGGCCTCGGGCACCTCGGTTTGCTTCCCGCTGAACTTGAACGACGACGTGTCCTCTCCGTTCTCTATCCGCCTGCAGTACTCATCCAGCTCCTTCTCCCCGGCGAGGATGGAGACGGCATAGCAGCGGCAGAACGGGTGCCAGCCCGTGAACTTGAATTCTTTCGGGTATCTCCCTGCCAGGTCGTCGCAGATGTCCGTCACCGGGTGATTGTTGCTGGTCTTGATCTCCTGTCCGATGACAAACGGCAGGGCGTTCCATCTAAGATGGTCGCATGTGCGGTAGGCGATGTTGTTCTCGGTGGCTGTGAGGCGCAGGGCGTTCTTGTAGCTGGAGCGGTAAACGCCACGGCCTGGATGGAATGCCGCTGCCGCCTTGCTGAGACGCTGCACGCCATCCTTGTCACGCACCCTGCGGAATAGCTTGTCAGGGTACTTCAAGTATTGGCGCACGTCACGGCTGAGGTCTGCTGCGCTCTTCCCTTTTCCGATTCCCTGCTCCAGGGCGAGCTCCAGTTCATTCTTGAATTGATCGAGGTTCCACACGCCCTTGCGGACGTTGTTGGGGTCTGCAGCACTGCCGCCGTTGGAGAGGTTTATGCCGTTCTTTCTGCGTTCCTCGAACTGCTGGAGCGCGTCGAGTTGTGGATGCCGCCATGCCTTCAGCGTGTCCTTTGGGATGGAATAGACTGAGGCCAGCGTGTTCACCACCATGTCGTTCTTGGCGTTGGCCAGCGTCCATGCGTCCGAGTCTCCATCCTCGATGTTATCCTGGAGCTGTTTGCCCATGTCATCGATGAATTCATCCACCGACTTGTTAAGCGCGGGAAAATCGGAGAAGTGGAATTCTTTGGCAGGATCCGCATCGAAAAGGGAGGGCGCAGCTGCCCTGGCTATCTTATCGACGGCCTGCCTGTATAGCTGTTGCACCCTCTTGGCACGCTGTTGCAGCTGCTTTCTGTGGGTATCGTCGTAGACACCGACCTTCAGCAGCTTGTTGTATTTTTCGGGCAGCTTCTTGCGCTTGCTCGCTCCCTTGCTTTCCTGCTTCTTCTTTGCCATTGTTCATGCTCTCCTTTGGCTGGTTTACATCGTCGGCTCGTTCATGAACGCGTCACTTGTTTCCGTCTCGTCATCCTTGATGGCCTGCAGTTCGTCATCGACCTCTTCCTCCGGCACTGCTCCTAACCGTTGAACGGCGGTGCGCTGGCTCATCACGGCCTTGCCGCCCGTAGCGTCGGAGAGGTCTTTGATTTCTTGCGATGCGTCGTTGATTTGGAAGGGCGTTATTATGTTCTCAACGGCCAGTGCCTCGACTGCATCGGCAAGGTCGGGGAACATCTCAATGCAGAAAGCCCGGACGACGTTGATTTCCCTGTCGAAGAATTCGAGCCAGTCCCCGCTCTCATCCGTGACCTTCATTTGGCAATCGATGAAGAGCATTTTGCGCGCCTCGCCGCTCATGGGCGTCGACTTCATCTGCTCCATGCTCATATCCGGCAGCTGGAGCGTGGTGTGGATATTCCGGCGCAGTTCCTCGGTGTGGAGCTTCAACGCGTCGACGGCCTGCGCCCATGTAGCGTAGCCTGCCTTGTCGCCCTGCCTGTAACGCAGGACGTTGCGTCCGCTGTTGTCATCGGCTGGCTCTCTGTTCTTGCCGACGGGGTTCGTTGAGTCTGAGAAAATCACCCATGTTGGTCGGCTGTTCTTGCGCAGGTAGTTGCCGTTCCTCGACTGGCTCCACTCCAGCTCGTACCCGTTGTCTGCCTGGTCTTCCCATATCGGGTCTTGGCGGTACATGTAGCAGCCCTGGATTTTCTGTATCTCGATTTGCTCCGGATCGATGTCGGGTTGCCATCCGTTGCCTTGGTTTACCCATCGCCAGTGGAAGGTGTCCGTATAGGTGTCGAAGTAGTAAATCGTCACGTTGTTGATTACTCGCTTGTACTCGACGCTGAAGGCTATCATGTCATCATACTCGTCGAAAAGAGGGTAGAGCATGTCTCCGTCCATCGGGCTGTAGGTGCGGCACCGAAGTTTCACGGAGCTCTTAACGCCTGCGTATGTCGTTTCGGCTTCCTGTGTGTACCAAATGGTGGCAATCTCGCAGGAGGCAAAAAGTTTGTGCGCTCGCTTTATGTTCAGTGAGTTGATATGGTTCTTTTTGAAGATGGCCTCCATGATGGACGCTGCCAGTTTTTGGTTTTCGTCCTTGGTGGTGTACTTGCGCCTGACCGGAATGCTGAACATGAGCTCCTTCATGCGCTTTACGGCCTGCTTCTCGATGGCGTAGGTGATGCGGCTCATGTGCTCCGTCTTTCCGTGCTTGATTTTGTCCCGGTAGTTCTTGTCCGTGTACACCGGGTGCTGCTTGGGGTCGTACTCTGTTACAAGGTCTCCCCATGGCCGGACATCGATGGTCTTCTGCTTCAAGTCGTAGATGATCTGCTCGGGCATGCGGTCGTCCCGGATGATGTCTTCGATTGTCGTTGTTCCTGTTGGTGATGGCATAGTTGCTCTCCTTTGGTTTCCTATGTTGCGTATTGTCTGTGCTGTCTGTGCTGTTAATAAACTGCATCCTCTGTCTCGTCGATCTCTTCCTGGGTCATGGGTTGCCCGAGACCGCGGAAGTACTCGACAACGCCAGTGGTGGCATCGGGCGCATCGTCGTGCTCGTTGCCTCCCTCCTTGCGGTAGGAGCTCATGGCGGAGTAGTACTGCGGCCACATCGTCTCCCATCCTTTCGGGAAGAGGACGATATTCTGCACCTCTGCGCTGTGGGAGAAGATACGGCTGGCCTTGTTCGCTGTCTGCGTAAAGTCCGTGAAGTTCATCTCCCAATTGCCAAGGTTGCGGACGTTCTGCTCGACGTTCCTGCGAAAGCCACGGCCACCGTTGTTGCGTTCGATGATGACCTGTTGCGTGCCGTTGCGCACCAGCATCCTGGCTGTCTCAACCTCGGTGTACTCCATCGGCCTGTTGGTGAACAACACATCGGTAACGTAGCATCCGCTCTCTAATTCGTCGTAACAGATGGCGCAAAGCCAGTCTGCTCCAGTGTCGGCTGTATCGATGTAGCACTTCTTCACTGGCAGGCTGGCCTCGATAGGCATGACCTCGTAGGTCTTGAAACGCTCGTACATCAATCCCTCAAGTGGTTTCGGGTTCTGCATGTACTGTGTGTCGTAAACGTAGGCGTTCAGCATGTGGAGGTGCTCCAGCTCTTCAAGCGTGAACTTGAAAGGCCATAGGCTGTGCGGCTGTCCATCATCTCCAGTGTAAACGCATGGAAGGCTGACCACCTTCCACTCTCCCGGCTCGCTTTTCTCTAGGTAGCCGCACAGGTCGTTTTCGTGCAGTCTCTGCATGATGATGATGATGGGCGTGTTCCTCGAGTTTACACGGTTGCGTATCGTCGTCTCGAAGCGTCGGTTAACTCGCTCTCTCACGATGTCACTCAGCGCATCCTCCGGCTTGATGGGGTCGTCGATAACGATGGCACCTGCGAAGTGGTAAGGCTCGCCGGGGATGTCGACGGCTCCGGCACCGAAACCTGTAATCTGTCCCAGTGTGGAGGTGGCATAAACGCCGCCGCCCTGCTCCGTCTCCCATCGGTTCTTGGTGTCGCTCCCGTCCTTGATTCTTGTATAGAAGATGTCCATGTAGGCCTCGCTCTTCACGATGTCCTTGATGGCGACGCTGTTGTCCATGGCGAGGTTGCCGGAGTAGCTGAGGTGGATGAATTTCGCAGCAGGGTTGATGGCGAGACCCTCGGCGATGAACTGCTTCACCGCCAGCTCGGTCTTGCCAAATCGTGGGGCGATGTTGATGATGAGCCGCTTGGTCTCGCCTCGCAGCACCTGGTCGAGTGCGTCGCACACGGCCTTGTGGTGCATGCCCACGACAAATTTCTTCTTCTGCATCATGCGGAAGAAGTAACGTGTGAAGTTGAGCGTGCCCTTCAGCGTCCATGCCTTGATTATGTCCCTCTGCGTCAGCTCCATGTCAGAAGTCTTCCTCCAGCTTTTGGATGAGCTCTTTGGCCTGCTCCTGGGTCATTTTCTGCTCCATGAGCGGTGCTCCGTCTTTCCCGGTGACCTCTACCTGCTGCTTGACGCTGCCGTACTGCCTTTCCCGGAGCTTGTTCACGGTGTCCGTGCGGCCATTCTTCATGTCGATGATGATCGCCATGCAAAGGCTCTTGAGGTAGCTCGGTGATTCGTCATTCTTGGCCATAAGCTGCAGGTCTGACAGCGACACCTCCAGCACCTTCTTCTCGATGGTGTTGATTTCGTCGAGGGTCAGCCCCTCGGTGCGCTTGAGCGTGGCCTTGCTGACTATCTTCTTGAAATACTGCTTAGCCCGGTTCTTGGCCTTTCCTTTGGGGTTCCCGGACTGCCCTGGCTTCCATTTGTGGTTGACAATGTTGGCCAGCTGGCTTTCTGTCATGTGTTCTTTATCCCTTGGCATCGTCTGTTCCATCCTTTGGCTTCTTGCTATCGTCATCGTGAATGTTGCGCACAAGGCATGCCTTAGATCCTGTCAGCTCTTCCCACCGCTTGATTATCACGTCGACGTATACGGGTTCGTATTCCACCATCCGGCATTTTCTGTGCAGCTGCTCTGCAGCGATGAGCGTGGTGCCGCTGCCACCGAAGATGTCGAGTACTGTGTCCCCACGACGGCTGCTGTTGGCGATGAGCCTGCCAATCAATGGGACGGGCTTCATGGTGGGATGATCGGGGTTCCTGGCTGGCTTGTCGCAGTCTATCACCGTTGTGGGCAGTTCCTGCTTGATGAATATTTTCTCGAGGAGGTCATGCATTTCCTGCTTGCTCATCTTCTCAAGGTCTTTCGGCTGCTCAATAACGGTGGTGAGGTCTCGCTTGTCGACAAAATAATGGCTCGCCCCGTCCTTCCACCCATATAGGCACGGCTCATGCTTCCATTGGTAGTCCTGTCTGCCAAGTACCAGGCTGTTTTTGTTCCATATGAGGCATTGGCGTATTGTCCATCCGACGTTCTGCGCAGCTGTACGGAAGTTGATGCCCTGGGAGCCGTCGGCGTGCCAAATGTAGAATGCGCCACCCTGCTTGAGGTTGTCATTGGCCAGCGTGAAGGCATCGGTAAGAAAGGCGACGAAGTTTGCATCAGCCATGTTGTCGTTTGCGATTTTCATCTTTCCCTTTGCGGAGTAGTCCACGTTGTACGGTGGGTCTGTCACGAGTAGGTCTGCCTGTTGCCCGTCCATGAGCGCATCGAGGTATTCTCCCTTTGTGCTGTCGCCGCAGATGAGCAGATGGTTTCCGAGGCGGTAGAGGTCTCCGTCCTTGCTGCGTGCCACTTTGGGCGTGTTGGCCTCTACGTCGTAGTTGTCATCCTCTGCATCCTCATCCTCGCTGGTGTGAGGGTCGTCGATGTCCGGCACGTCGATGGCTGCGCTGGCAATCTCTTCCGTGGTGAAGCCGTTAATCAGCAAGTCCCAGTCTGTCTCTCCAAAGGAGGCGTTGTCCTTGAGTACAAACCTGCGTATTTTCGCAGGGTCGTACCCGGTGGGGATAACCTTGCAGGGTACGGAAGTCCAACCGAGCTCTTTCGCAGCCCGGTAGCGCATGTTGCCGCCCATGCAGACATACCGCTCCTTTTCGGGGACATCGGTTCCTCTGTCATAGACAGCAATCTCTCGTATCTCCAAAAATTCGGGGTCTTCCTGCATGCTCTTTAGCAATGCCTTGTATTTATTGTCCTTGATGAAGCGAGGGTTTTCGGGGATGCCCTCGCACTGTCCGTGATTGGCCTTGAGGTCATGGGGATCGAAATACCGACGCTCAAAAAACGGCACCTTAGCCCCAGGTGCTTCCCGAGGTGCAGGTGCCGTGTCGGTTAAGTTTGTGTTGGTGGTGGTTTGCTTCTTTGCCATTGTCGGTTATCTGTCTGTGTTGTTATGTTGATGACTGGGCTGCTCGTTAGAACGGGACAAGGCCTGCCTCAAAGTCTTTCTGACTCGATTCAAATGCAGCCTTGATGCTATTGGCACGGCCAGCTGCCTTCGACTTGAATGAGCGGACACCGCCCCTCCCACCTGTACTGCTTCCTGTTGCTGTTGCCATTGTGTTTGCCTCCTATGTTTGTGCCAGTGCTTCATACCATCGTTTTGTTTTTTTGGTCGCCTGGCGGTTTGTGTTGTTTCTTGCTTGATTGGAAACGGGACAAATGGCAGCTGTCTCACGACACCCGGCTCGCTGTCCCGTTTGAGTTAGTGCTTAAATTAAATTTATCGTCATGAATTTCCGTTGGGATATGTCAATCCTTGAAATACTTCCTTGTGAACAAGTCCCAGGCGTTGCTGTTTCTGATAGGCTTGTTTATCGTCTTGTATTTCTCGACTATCTTGCCCATCTGCTCTTCGAAGAAGTCGTAAAGTCCTGGGTTCTCTTCGATGATGAGCTCTTCGATGGAGCCGGAGGAGCGGAGGTTCGCCGAGCCGTGAATGCAAATCTTCTTCCCTCCCATCGTTTTGAAGTGGCAGGTTTTCGTGTGCATTCCTGCCACGGATAGTTGGAACCTGTCACCCATGTCGAGCTGCTCGTAGATGTAAGGCAGCAGCCCGTTCCTCTCATGCGCCCAAAAATAAACGCTGATGATGAGGTTCAGCTCCTTGATAAATCCGGCCTCCATCAGATTGTGCAGGCTGTCCACGTTTTCCTGGCTCATGGACAGCGTGCTTATCGTCATCTTTGGCGTGACGGCGTGGTTGACCGTCATGAAGGCCTCGATAAAGTCCCCGAAGATGAACGACCCGGCGATGAAGGCATCAGCCCTCATGTTGTCGGTAATCCTCAGCTCCCTGGCCAGTTTCTCTGCGTTGTCGTACAGCACGAATGTCTCCGGGTCGTAGTGGACGGCGTGGGGCAGCATGTACCGGGTCTCTTCCATCTCATCGGATGGCAGGAAGTCCAAGAGACCGAGGTCAATGTCGGGAGGGTCAACGTTGCCAATGTCGCCCAGCTCGCTCATGTAAGCGTCACCAGCGGCATCCTCGTTAAGCCCGGCGTCTTGTCCGTTTCCCTCAATAGCGGACGACCCGGCGCATCTGTCTGCGGTCTCTTGACCTTGCTCATCGAAGCTCTTGCTCTTGTCTTCCTGTTCCATCGTCTGAGTTACTTTCACCTAACGTTGGCAAATGTAGGCATTTTTGCTTGTAATTCAATCATTATTGTGAAATTTTAACACTTTCGCTGCCCTTTTCTCCCTTTTCGCTGCAATGGCTCGGAGAGTGTCAGTGCTGATGCGCATGGGAAGCCCGGCCTTGTCCCATGCAAGGAGCGCAGCGTCCCTGCCTTCCTGGTTGATGCGCCCGAGCCTCTGCCCGGTGATGGCCTCCAGCTCATCCTTGGTGATTTTCCTGTCTTTGCCTGCCCAGCACTTGAAGAGGGGACGCTTGAACTCGTACGGGATGCCATAGTGTTCCATCATTTCGCCTATCAGCCTCGATGTCTGCTCGTTGCGTCCTTGGTCAACGCCTTTTGCCGCCGCTCCGTTGCGCCCGTCCCATCGTTGCAGGTGCCAGTTGCCACGGTTCATCCATCCAGCCTCGATAATGACCTTGAAGCCTGTGCCGAGGACGCTGGCTTCTTCTTTGACGGCGTTGTACTGCTCAACGCAGTAGTCGATGGTGTCGGCAAATCCAAGCTGGTGGATGTAGAGTTTCCTGGTGTCAACCTCGAGCATGGCGACTCCGTTTTTTTCGACATCGGGGTCGATTCCGATATAAATCATGCTCATTTCCGTGTCTCCTTGCTGTCTTTCGTTTCGGTGGTGCGCTCTTCGTCGTCGGGCTGCTCGTAGGCGATGTAAACGACCAATGCCAGCGTGACGATGATTATGCTGGCGGTGATGATTGTTGTCTTCATGTTTTGTCTCCCTTGGTGTTGGTTTGGTTTGAACTTGTAGGTTGTTGTACGGTGTGGTGGTGATGGTAGAGGTGGTGTGGTAATACATCCACACCCCCCTATAGTCCCCCCTACGGATTTCGCACCTGTGGAAGGTCTTTGCATGGTGGTTCCTCATCGTGTTCGACGTACCGTCCGATGCGTCCGCACCATCTGCCGTTGATGGAGTTCCATGCCGCTCCGCATTCGAGGCATTTCCTCGGTGTTGTACTTTTGTGTGACATCGTCGTTACTCCCTTGTTACTTCCATTTTTCGTTTCTTTTGCCGTACCACCGCATTATCTTGGCTTGTTCCCTGGAATGGCATTTCTCTTTGTCGAGTTCTTTCTTGGATCGAATTAATTGCTCGATATTCTTCCTACGCATGACGCTGTTGTCAATAACCGTGTCGTCGAGGCTGCACGCCATCGTCACCCACCGGCTTCTCAGCTGCTTGAGGATGCTCCGAGCGTCTGCCGATGGTAATGGCGGCAGTGGGTATTCGTTTCTGTCAACACAGACCTGCGTGACTTTTGTCCCATCCTCAGCGAGGACGGCTGTCAGATAGCATCGTTTCGGTTCATTCTCTTTCATCTCTGCTACCTCCTTCTCCGTCTTCCTGTTTCTGCATGTTGTCCTTGATTTCCCACAAATGATAGCAGTTTTCGTGGACGTTTACGAATTCCTCCCTTGGTGGGAAAATTTGCGCTACCTGTATTCCGTCTGGCAGGAACATGTAGCGGATTTTCTTGATCTCGTAATAGCCGAGAGGATGGTTTGTGGCAATCGACAGATGCCACCTTCCTGCATCTATGGTGATTAGAATTTCACATCCGTGGTATCTGAACAATCCGGTTGAATAGCAGCCGTATTCGTCATTTGCCATTGTTAGCCGGGTGTCGAGGATTCCCTGCAAGCCCTGTGGCTCTTCCTCGACTATGTATTTTCTGCGTTCTTGCTCTGTCATAATCTCTTTGTCTTGAATTCCCCATCCGGGTTGGCGTGCTGTCCCGGTTTGAACATGCCGTCGTTCCGATGGATTTTGTTGATGTACTTCATCATCGTGAGCCGTTCTTTGTTCATGCGCTTCATCCACGCTTCGTCTTTCTTCAGTCCGAGTAACCTGGCTTTGCGGATCATCGTTCGAAGGCTCACACCGAGGCGGTCTGTGATATCCTCGTTCCTGGTGTCTGGGAACATCCTGCGCAGGTCGTCGATCATCTGCGGTGACCAGTATATCCGCCTTGACATGCCGTGATGCTCGTAGATGCGCCCGTCCTTGGAGTCGAGTCTTATGCCGTCGGGTTTCTTCCTGTTCCGTCTGTATTCCTCACGCTTGTAAGCCCTTGCGCACGCCTTGCAAATCCTGCCTGGGTGCCTGGAGCCGTCTCGCCATGTCACATTCCAAAACTCGGTTATCGGCAGGATGAAGCCGCACTTGCTGCACTTGCGCACCTCGATGCGGCCGGCCTCGTTGGTGTCATTCATGGCTGTTCGTGCTTTTGCCTTCCTTATCGGCAGGCTTGCCAATGACTTCGGATGCTTTGTTAATAAATGGGTGGCGGACGTATCGGTGCGCCAGATCCTGCTGGATGTCCGCACAATCCATCGTGATCCGTCTCCACTTGTTCCGATCGCTCTTGCATCTGTCGATGAAGTCTTTCGCCGACTGGCAGATGATTGCCGCCATCTTGCTGTCGTGCAGCATCGTGGTGTAGAGGATGTCGGCCAGCTGGATGGTGCTGCCTTTCCAGTGGATGCCGCATTGTCCTCCCTCGTTGAGGGTGAGGGTGATGTGAGCCATGTTCTTGGCTCCAGTGAAGTCTTTTCTGTTGTCCATGTCGTTATGGTGTTTTGATTTTTGTCTTTGAGTCATTTGGCTCTCTCGCCTGTGTGAGATGCTGCTGCCTTCTTTGCCGTGATGCGCCTGATGTCTCCGTCGAGATTTCCCGGCCAGCCCTCACCCTGCCACCGCTTGTCGATGTACTCGCTGCGGAGCTGTCGGAGCCACCGCATGGTGTCGCAGGTGTTGCCATCCTCCACCAGCCGTATGGCGATGCCGTCAACCATCAGCGCAAGGCGTGCGTTGCCGGATTTGTCTATGTACTCTCCGACCTGGATTCTGCGGAGGCTTTCCTCCACGGTTTGGTCGTTTGCGTTTTGCTCGTTGTGCCTGCGTGCCATATCCCTGAGCACCTTCAAGGGGTTGGCCATTCTCAACTTTGCCATGCTCATAGCTTCTTTGCTTCCTCCCTCAAGCTGTTAATCTCAATGTTCAGGACGCTGATGATGCTGAGGTTCACGGAGCGGGGCAGTTCGACGCTGTCGATGTTCTCCACCACCGTCACTCTCGTGGTGTTGCCCATCTTGCTGAGCATCTTCTCAGCCCTTTCCAGCCTCGGTAATTTTTCCACTATCTCTGCGGCTCTTGTCAAGTTTTTAATCTCCATGTAAAAATATGCCGTTTAAATTGTCTGTAATCGATTATTTTCCTTTCAGTGGGTAGTTGTTCCACCGGTGGGGTAAAAAGCCCGTGAAGGCCTCTTTCTGCGCTTCTGAGGCGTTTCTCCGTATTTTGCATACAAGCAGTTGAGATTTGAATTGCTGCTTTGCCTGGATGGAATGTCTCAGAACGCCTCGTCTTTTTGCTTTTCGAATTCCTTGTAAAGCCTGGCTACGCTCTCCCGGTTGAGCATCCCCGTCCGACACATGCCGCTCCGTTGGCAAAAGGCCTCTATGCCATCCCTGCCTCCACCGAGTCTGTCCACCTCGCTGTGGATGTATGCTCGCAGTGCCCTTTTGCCCGTGTTCCCGTTGTATGTGTCCTGCTGGGGTCGTTGCCATCCCTCTGCGTCGCCTCTCTTGGTTGCTGCCCAGGGGACAAACTTTTCCTTGAAGCCCTTGATGATGTCGCTGTAGTCGAATGTTGACCAGGTAGTGCGGAAGTCCGAGCCGAAGTTGGCGAAGAAGACCATCATGTCGTAGAGGGTGCAGGTGCGTCCGTACTTGGCCACAAACCGTCCGGCTGTCATGGCCACCATCTGCTCATCCGGCTGATACCTGGCTCCGCTCATGCCGTAGACGGTGCGGATGTGCTGTCTGACCATCTGCTCTGCCAGGTCGGGCTGTCCGTAGGCCTTGGCCAGCTCACCGATGCGTATGCATGGCTTGTTGAGGTACCGTTCCTGTGTCACTTCGTCCATGTAGTACTTGCAGTTGCCCGGATCAAAGGCGCGGATCACGCTGTCAGCCGTCGGGTAGCGCTGCTTAAAACTCCCAATCACTTCCGTACGCTGTCGGTTCTGCGTCGGGGTCGAGCCCCATTGCGATTCTGTCCCGGCGGTTTGCCTCCCGTATTGCCCTGTCCTTTGGGCTGAGTCCGTCAAGTCCGTGGCCCTGCCCATTGCTCTTGCTGTCGTTTCCATTGCTCTGTCCTTTCTGCTTTTGCTGGTTCTTTGTCTCTGTCGTGTGGCCGTCCTGGTCTATCTCGTTGGCCGCTATGTGTGCCCGGATCCAGTCGTAGGCGTGCCGTCTGTAGTCCTGGTAACCGAGGTAGGCTGTTCCTTTGGCAAGCTGCTCTGCCGTGAAGTCCCGGATGAGCCCCTGGTATTGCCTTGCCGTGATGCGGAGCGTCATGCAGGTCTGCTCTATGGCGAGCTGGCTTCTCAAAATCTCGTTCTGAAAGCATAACACCCGTTTTTCTTCCTCTCTGGCTTCTTCTTCAAAATCCGAGTTTTCGTCTCGCGTACGCGCGCACGTCACAGCACAGATATTTTCTTTATATTCTTTATTATTCTTTATATTGGGTTCGTTTTCGTGCCAGCCTGTGGGTTCGTCTGTGGCCCCACTTTTGTAATTAGCTTGCTTTTTATCTTTTGATATACAGCTACTTACAGAATTTTTCTGTGGGTTCACTTTCGTGTCAGTCTGTGGGTTCGTCTGTGGCCCCATATTCCCCTCTGTGGGTTCGTCTGCTTGATATCTATCGTAATTAATAATTGATATACAGCCAGTTGCGTGTTTCGTCTGTGGGTTCGTTTTCGTGACAATTCTTTGCCGTTCAATTAACCACTCTATAAAACGCTCCACTTTCCGCTTGCTCCACTGCCATCTTTCGGCCAGCCATCTGTGAGATTGCCACACCTCGCCTCTCTTGCCGTGGATGAGAATGCCTCTGTATTCAAAGTCCGCGTCTTTGTATAGGGCAAGATAAAGCAAGTCGTGCCAAGCCTGCCATTTTGTGAAAGGCTCCTTGAAGTAAAGCTCATCTTCCTCAGTCGGCCTCCAGCTCTTTATATATCCTCGTTCCTTGCCCATCTTAGCAGTCTCCGAATGTGAATGAAAAGACGCAGAACTGACCCAGTGCTAACCGTTCAAAGGGCGGCCTTGCAGCCATTAAGCTGCAAGCTGGGGGTTCTGCGTGCGTGAATGTCGTTTGTCCTTCCATATGTCTTTGAATATTTAGCAGTTGCAAATTTAATCAAAATGTTTGTAATCCAATCAATATCTTGAAGAAATAAGTTTCTTTAGCTTCTCCCGCACCGGACATGGGGCGTGTGCCTGGGACGGGGGCTGCCATTTGTAACACTATTCCGTTATTTCTCGATGATCAGGAGCTCCGGCACCTCGCTTTTGATGAGTTGCAGTTGGTCTATGATGATGCCGTCCCGGGTGGTGCGCACGATATCGTTGGCCTCCGGGCTGGTGAGTGTGCAGGAGAGGTCGTTGGGGTTGACCTCCACCTCCACCTCGAAGGTGCACGGATCCTGACCCTTGAAAATTTGGCAGGTGACCTTGAGCGATTCGGGAAGGTTGCTCTCCACGATCTGGCTCTTGCGGATGTTCACGTTGCCGCGCTTGTCATCGCTCAGCTCCAGCTCCCGCTCTATCTTCGCCTTGAAGTTTCTTAGCTCCGACACAAGGCGCATGGCCGCATCACGGCTCTCGAAAAGGGTGCGCAGCTTCTTGATGCGGTCTGCAAGGTCGGTGTTCGACACGTATTCGCCCGTGTTCACGCCCAAGTCCAGGAAGTCCTGGGCAAGCTCGAGCTTGCCCGTTATGTGGTCGGCGTATGCGCTGTGCTCGTCGTTGATGAGCTCGATGCTCATGTCATCCCTGCTTACCTCGATGTGCGCGTCCTTCAGCAGAAGGTCATCCTTGCGCTGCTTCAAGAAACGCTGCGGCGTGTCTATGTTGCCGGTGATGTCGAGACCTACCGGATCCTTCACGTCATTGGCCTTGCCCTCACGGAGTATGACCTGGACGGCATTGCCGTCTGCTGTCTCGATTGCTTTGCGTGCTGCCTCTGCGATGAGGTAATTCTTTGCTTCGTCTTTCATCTTGTAAAAATATTTAATCGTTATTTTTGTTTGTTGGGGTAGGGGTGTCCCCTGTGGCTCTTTAGGTGGACACAGACGGTTACTTGTCTTCTGCTCCCGTCTTGGTCCTGGTTGCATTGCGCTTGAAAAGCATGGGCTGCAGCTCATCCTGCCGCGCCGGACGCTCATAGACCAGCATGCCTTCCTTGTTGTAGTAACCCGCCGTCTTCTCGTCTTCGTCGATCAGCTTGTAGCATGGCTCGCTCACGTACTCCGACTTGCTCTTGAGCTTGTCGCTGGTGGCGTTGATGATGCCTATCAGCTCCTTGAGCTCGGAATTGTAGGCGGTGTCCGATACCTTCTTCTGCTTGGCGATGGCGTTGTGCTGGATGCATGCGTCTGCCAGCTTCTCCTTGAGCTTGTCAATCTCTGCACTGCTCAATGGCTTGCTGTAGCCCATGTTCTCGACTGCCTCTGCATTGTCCTTGATGAAGAGCTCTCTTTCCTTGAGGCTCTCGATGTCCTGTCCGATGAATTTGTCCATTTGTTCAAAATAATTTTGGGTTCTGTAAAATTTCGTTTGCTCGTTGTATCTCTTTGTCGACCTGTCTTTCGAGGTCTTTTGACATGATGAGCGATTCCGGGCTGCGTGTCTTGAAGTATTCTTTCTGCGCTTTTCTCATCTCGCTCACCAAATCAAAGAATGCCCTGGCTCTCTCTTTGCTCATCGTCTTGCCGCCTCTTCGAATTCTCGCCAAGGCTTTGCGCCCTTGGCTCGCTCCCCGATAAAAAATCGGGCGTATACGTCTACGAATTGCCGTCCGGCGTATGCCGCCAACGCTTTCGTTTTATAAACGAGGCGAGAGCCGATGTTCGCATCCGCATACGTCCAGCCGGCGTCCCAGTACGAAAAGCCGCAGTACGACCCATGGATGGCGGAACCGCCCCAAAGCAAGAGCATGATTGTGTCCTTTTCTTCGTCGCTTATGTTGTAGAGTCCGTCCTGCGTCCAAGGGATGAAGTACGGGCGCCACTTTTGTTCGTCTTCCTTTAATTCCGGCTCCCATCCCTCGTTGAGTGCCGAGGTGATGATTCGAAGCTGAAGGTATGTGACCAGGTCGATACTCGCCTTGCTGGTGTCGACAGCGTTGTATTCTTCAATCAGCTGCCGGGCCTTGTCATCTCCCTTGTCTGCACGGCTCTCCAGCTCTTTCTGGGCGTCGTAGAGGGTCTTCACTCTCTCGGTGATGTCTTTCGGCTTCACTTCCTCTGCCTGTTCTTTGTCCACGAGCTGGAGTATTCCTTGCTCGTTCCACATGGCTTTCTTCCCCTCGGGGATTGCCACCTGTACAAATCGTTTCCCTTTTTTCATAATTTTTGAATGTTTTTTGTTGTTTTAGAATGTTGGTGTAATGTTGTACTGTATTCTCAGCCCTGCGTGCGCTGCAAACACCCGTTTCCCCGTCGCCTTGCGCATCTCCCGGATGAACTTGCGGTCGTCGCTGTTGCCGTCAGAGAGATGGATAAGGAGAATCTCCCTGGTAGCGTGAAGGTCTATCCGTTTCGCCACCTTGAGGCAGTTCCTCAGACTCATGTGGCTGCGCCTTATGCGCTCTTTCAACCTGTCGTCGAGGTGGCTGCGGTTAAGGATGAAGTCGTCGTAGTTCGCCTCCATCATCCAGTGGCTCACGTCCGGGAAATCGTACGGCTGGTACCGTAGTCCGTCATCCGTCTGTACCTCCCGTGTGAAGCTCTCGCAATCGGTGAAGAAACAAATCCGGCCTGCGTCCGGGTGCGTTATCAGAAATCCGCAGTTCGGGCATCGTGTGCCGTCGGTATTGTAGTGGATGAGGGGGAAAGGAAGAATTTTGAAGCCGCCTGCCTTCACTCCTTTACCTGCCGTGAGCCCTATACCCCTCCGGGTAATGCCTCGCAGCCGCAGCACCTCCGGAAGGGCGAGCACCGGAATGCCTGCGGCCTCATATTGCTTGGCGTAGGCAGAGTGGTCTCCGTGCTGGTGGCTGCACACAAGTGCCTTCACCTTGCTGGTGTTCCATCCGAGTGCCTCCTTTACCTCTTTGCCGAATGGTAGCCCGGCCTCGAGGATGATGGCCTCTTGCTCGTTCTGCAAAACGTAGCAGTTACCTGCGCTGCCGCTTCCAATTACGGTCATTGTCATTTCCATTGTCTCGCTCTCCTTGTGGTGTTGGTTGGTGTTGGTTTGTCGTTAAATCGGACACTCCCTAACTTTCTTGCTGGGTGCTTGCAGCTCCGCCCCATCCTTCGTACTGGATTCTGCGGGTTGCGGCTCCGCCGTGATGTCCTCATATTCAGCTCCGGCCTCGAAGTCGTCACGGTGTACGGTGGCTGCTTGCTCCCTGGCTTGATGCTCCCTCACGTCCCCGTTGGCGAGGTCCCGCTCATCGGATGCCGTAGGAGGCACCATCGTGTCATCAATCTCTCCGTCCGACGTGCTGTCTAGGGCGACCTTGCAAGCACGGCTGATGATCGTCTTCTTGCACATCTGGTCCGTGAAGTTCGTGTGTGCGCCGCTGTTGCCACGTGCTGCGCCCTGTCCCCATGCCTTCCGGATCATGTCCATCGTCATGATTTCGAGGTGACGGCTGCCATCCTTGTTCACCACCACGGCGTAGGCTCCCTTGATCCGGTTCGTGTCCATGTTGTCCATCGAGGTCTCATGCTTCACGAGCTGGTAGTCTCCGTTCTCATCCACCGTGTAGACAAAGTTGTCACCCTCGTAGATGACCTGGGCATGGACGCTCTGAATGTTCGTGTCCCGTTTGGCCCGCATCAGCTTGCCCGTGTACCGCTCCCAAAACTCCAGGCTGTTGCCGCAGGGGATGAAGTAGCAGTGGGTTCCGCAATGCTCGCCCTTGATGACCATCTGGAGGAGGGCGTTGGCGATGCTGTTCTTGGTGCATACGTCGATGGCCTTTTGGTGGGTCTTCGTCTCGATCGTCTGAAGGTAGAGCCATGCGCTGTTGAGGGCGTTGCCTGCCTCATAGCCTTTCGGAAGTACGAGCTCTCCGGCCTTCTGCTTGGCGGCTACCCTCTCGAGTACCTGGGTTGTGATGTTCTCACCTGCCCTGCGTATTGCAGTGGCGTTCTGTGATGTCAGCTGCGTGCTGGCTCCGGCCTGCTGCTGTGCAGCTGCCGTGTTGTTGTTCTCTGCCATAATTCTGAAAAATTAAAGGTTTGTTGTTAATGTTTCTTCGATGCTCCAACCTCTTTTAAGCCTTCCGCAAATTGTCGCCTCTGAGATATTGATTTGCTCGGCCCATTCGCAAATGGTTTTGCATACTCCATTAAAAGCGAGTATTGTGTTGCTCCTTTTGTTACGGTTCTGCTCTTTGTATGTTGCCCATCTGCAATTTTCCGGTGAATATCCTTTGTTGTTGTCTATTCTGTCGATTGTGAGACTTTCCTTGTATCCATTAGCTATTGCCCAGTTATGGAATGCTTTGAAACCTTTCTCTCTCCACTCCTTGCAAATATGGATGCCTCTTCCTCCGTATTCTTTATACGCCTTGTCATTTGGGTTGTTACATCTTGTATTCATTCCAGCCCATATTCTATAAAGCCTTGTTTTCTTTCCGTTGACTTTTGATAGTCCATGGGTTTTCAAGACTTTTCTTCCGATGGCTTTAGCAATTTCTTTCTGTAAGCACCCACAGCTTCTCGTGTTTCCACTTACAAGTTGGTTACTGCTCGCAAAGATGATGTTCCCGCAATCGCATTGACATTCCCAAATTCTTTGCTTGTTCTTGTTGGAATGGGAGTACCGTAAAACGGCAAGCCTGCCAAATCTTTCCCCTGTCAGTTCGTACCCATTCATACTATAATTGTTAGTTCTTTGTCTGTAGATACAAAGAGTAGTATTAACTGGCTGTCGTAAGGTGGAAAGTCATTTACCGCTTCTGCATTGTCGATGATGAGTGGCGCGTATGTACCAGTATGTCGGCTCATCGCCTGTGTGCATTCCATTCCGGCAAGTATCTTCTCGCTGTTGCTCAAGTCCTGGTAAGGCACTCCGTGCATGGTGAGGACGCAGGTCGGCTTCGTGCTGCCGTTGAGCATGGTGGTGAACATCTGAAACCTCACCATCTTGAAGAGCTTGTTAACTCTCGTCTCGAGGTCTTCTATCGTGGCGTGCTCCAGGCTCTCTGCCCATGCGTCTTCCTGCTCGAGGTCGGTGAGCTGCTGGTTCAGCTGCGTCAGCTTTTCCTCCAGCTCCTTGATGCGCTGCTTCCTGTCGGCTATCTGTCCTTCCTTTGCCAGCTCGTCACGGAGGCTGTCACGTGTGGTCATCAGCTGCTGTTTCGATGCCTCGATGCGCTTGCTGTCTTCTTCGGCTGACTGGTTGGCTGCGCTCTGCCGCTCCGTCATTTGGTCGAGCTTCGCCTGCTCATCACGCTCATCCTGGCTGGCTTTCTGCCAGGCCTCGTCATCCTCGACGCTCAGCTCAGCGGCCTGCGCCATCTTGGCTCCGTTGAGATATTCCATGGCCGTGGAGAGGTCTGCTTCGAGCTGCTTCTTCTTGTCCCGGGCCGATGCCAAGAGTGCCTCGGTGTCGTTCTTGCTCTTCTTCAGCTCCACCGCACGTTTGTCGAGCTCGTCCTGCGCTGCCATGTGCCGGGTGTTGAAGTCCCGTTCGGCCTTCTCCCTGATCGCTTCTATCTGCTCTGTCGGCAAACGCTGGCCGCAAGTGGGGCAGGTGGTGTTGTCGCCCGTCTCTTCCCAGCTGAACGTCTCGTCCTCGACCGCTGTCCAGTCTTTTCTGAAGGCGTCCATCTTCTTCTCCACATTCTCCATCATCCGGCCATAGTCCTTGATGTCGCTCTCCGTAGTGGCAAGCTCTCGCTGGATCGTGTTCACCGTGCGCTGGCTCTCGGCCACCTGGTTCTCTCGCTCCATGCGTGCCTGGCGGTTCTTGCGCTCCACGGCCTCCGCCGCTTCCTGCTTGCGTGTCCGTGCGTCCAGCACCCGCTTGCGCTGAGCCATCCGTTTGTCGTACCACTGGTTCAGAACGGCCGTAGAGTCCTTGAGCTGCTCATCACAGTTGGCGATGCCTTTCTCTATCTTTTCGATGCGACGCTTGATGAAGCCAAAGTCCGTGGAAGGGTTGAGCTTCTGAAGGGCATCAGTGTTTTCCTCGATGCGGAAGGGAATGGCATCGAGGTCCTTCTTTATCTCCTTCATCCGGTAGCTCAAGTGCTGGCGGTACTCTTTCAAGTCCTGCCCTCCCATCTTCTTGAGCAACTCTTCGAATTTCTCGAACTGTTCGCTGTCCTTAGCCACCTCTTCAAGGCTGCGCTCGCCCACCATCTTCACCAGCAGCAGTCGTTGGTCGTCTGCCTTCAAGCTCGGGAAGTAGGCCGGGTTGGTGATGGCTCTGAACAAGGCCTCGGGGATGAGCTCAGCAATCTTGGCCGTGTAGTCCTTGATGGTGTACTTGTCTCCGTCGATGTAGCAGTCCGTCGTGTGGCTGTCCAGCACCTCTTCGTCGTGGCCTTTGGGCTTGATCCAGTTCTCTCTGCGCACCTTCTTCAAGGTCAACTCACGGCTGTCGGCTGTCATCTCTAACTCCACGCTGTTCTCCAAGTGGTGGATGATGTTGTTGTTCTCATCCTTAGGGTCAATGCCAAAGACCGTGGCTCCGTCGCTGTTCTTGCCGAAGAGCACCCAGTGGATGGCATCCGCTGTCGTTGTCTTGCCAGTGTGGTTGGCTCCCAAGATCTCGGTGATGGTGCCGTTGAACTCAATGGTGATGTCCTTCACACCTTTGAAGTTCTTGATTGTCACTTTTCTGAATGATATTCTCATAATGCTTGAAATTAATAGGTTGTTATTCTTTCTCGTACCAGGGGCAGTCCCTGGCTGTTCCGCTGCTTATCGTGCCTTTGAACACGCAGGTTCCTTTGCTACCCCCCCCCTAATTGCTGGAAGTAGAAGCAGCTGCGGCATGTCTTCTCTGATGCCTTCTTTCCCTTCGGGGTTCCTGCCTGGCTCACTCTCTTCTCTGTTGTCATATCGTCTGTATCCAAAACTTGGTGATGTCCATCCCCTTGTAGAACTTGCTCCGTGTGGCTTTCCTGTAGTGGGCTGTGATGTCGCCCTTCTTCGTGTGGTTCAGAAGGGTGTTGCGGTGGATGCCCAATAACTTGCAGGTGTCGTTCACGCTGTATCGTCCTGCCGGGTTCACTTTCGGCTGGTCTGTTGTCATATGTCGAGGTTCTCGATAAATGAGGTGAGGATGGTGATCATCGGGAATGCCACCGCCATTCCTATGTGTGCTGCCAGCACCTCTCCGTTAGTGAACGTGTCTTCTCCGCATCCCAGTTTGGTTGTGAAGAACTTGTTTTCTTTGCCGCACCAGTTCTTGAAGTTTTCATGCAATCTCTTCAAGGCCTGCCGTGCTTGTTTCGTCTTGTTCATGTCCGTACCTCCTATTTCTCGTTTTCCTTGTTTCCCTCGTTCTCATCCTCGCCCTCCGTGAGCTCGGACAGATTGTTAATCACTCCCTCCTTGGTGAGCACGAACCTCACCCCGGCCGCAGTCATCCCGTAACGCTTGGCCAGGATGCAGAGGGTGCGGTAAGGCTTGAAGCCCTTGGCCATCATTTCCGGGTTCATCTTCTTGAAGTCGGCGATGAGGTGCTTGTTGCGCTCGTATCGCTTCTTCTCTGTCGCTGTCAAAATCTCTTCGCTTGCCATTGTCTTTGGTCTCCTATTCGTTTCTTCTTTCGTTGTCTCGTTGTCTCAGTGTCTCAGCGTCTCTTAGAACACCTTGTCCCCCTGCAGCAGGGAGAAGCGCACCTTCAGCGTGTTCTTGCCGTTGCCCTCTACGTTGATCGTCGACTTGTCCATGGCAAAAATCCGTCTGAGCCATTTCATGCCGTCCTCGTCAACGGGCAAGTCAACCGACTTGTGAAGGTACCCCTTGAAGGCCGTGATGCGAAGCACCCTTACACCCATGCTCTCCGACGGCTGCTCGGCCTGCGCCTGTGCCGTCTGTGCCTGTTCCTTGTGATTCATCGTCTCCATAATTTTCTCCTTATTTATTTTGTTATTTCGTCTTTTTGTTTTACTTTTGTTTCGGGTTACGTTACCCGTTTCGTGTTTCTGTGTGCAAAGATAAACAAAAATGTTGGTATTACCAAGTATTTTGTTTGTTTTCTTTGCAAAATAATGTTAATGCAAACAAAAGTGTTGGCGTATGGACGGCAAGGTCGTTAAGGAAAAATTAAAGAAGTGTGGCATTCCTCTTTCTGAAATCGCCACAAGGTTGGGTTATGAAAATGACCAGCGTCTGCATTCGCAATTAAAATCTGAGGATGTGAAAACTGGACTCTTGGAGAAAATCTGTGAGGCCATTGGCGTTGACATGTCCTTTTTCTACCCATCTACTTCTACTTCGGTTGTGCAAAATAATAGTACTGGAGCCAATGTTCAAGGCCAATCTGTGCAGGTTCTCGGTGGGCAGGATATGGCTTCTATCTTGAACAAAAAGGATGAGCAAATCGACCGTCTCCTTTCCATCATCGAAAAATCAAACAAGTAA